TGGAGGCTTCTAACCCAAAAGCATAAAGGGGCTGGGTGAAACTTCCGCACATTGGATGATTGCCCAGATTGCGGTTGAGACTGGTATCAGCCCTAATGAGTTAGCTTCTCTAGATCCTCGGATGTTGTGGACTATTCAACGCGCCCTCATTGCGAAGGGCAATCAGTCTAGGAAGCCACGCAAGGGCAGGCGATAGAATAGAGGCAGGATTGGAGCTGTCTTGCTTTCTACAACAATGCGTGCTGAGGGTGTCGCTTCTGTAACCCGTGAGCTGCGTTCGTTAGATCGTAAGGCTGTGAATGAGTTGCGGAAGCAGATGCGTGCCCGCATTATTCCTATTGCTAAAGAGATTGCTGGTGAGGTTCCCCAGCAGGCACCGCTATCGGGGATGAACCATAACGGTGTGACCAGGTGGACTGGTACCCCGAGGGCTTCTGTGTCTTTCACCCCTGGGAAGTCTAGGGGCGGCGGGACTCGGTTGCTGGGTATGAAGTTCACTGGCGGCACTCGCGGTTCTGGCGGTATCGGTTTTGACTATTCGGAGCTTGCGGGTTCAAGCAAGCGCCCTGGTTCACAGTTTTCTAAGGTGTATGAGCGTGGCGGTTTTGGTGGGCAACAGCATCGGGTGACGGGCCAGGGGCGTGCGTTCAATCGTGGGATCCGCGCGTTCAAACCAATCAGGGGCAAGGGTGGTTACTTTGTGTTTGATAGCGCGTTGAAGAAACACTCCAGGATTGAGGGCATGGGCAAAGTGGCGATTGCCCAGTTCATGCGCGATGCAACAAATGACCTACAACGATTAAGGGCTAGATAATGGCTATTTTTATTCCCCTGGTTACTAAGTTTGACCCTAAGGGTTTGCAGGGCGCTCAGCGTGCCCTTGCTAGTTTCCAGAACTTTGCGGTGGATGTAGGGCGGGTTGCTGCTGCTGCTATCTCTGCTGTTGCTGTGGGATCGGTGCGTGAGGCTTCACAGTTTGAAACTAGCTTTGCAAAGATTCAGGGTCTTGTGGGTGTTACGGCTGATGAGATTGGTGTGTTGGAGGATGCGGCTAGGAGGCTAGGCCCACAGTTTGGCAAGTCTGGCATCGAGGCCGCTGACGCGCTGTTCTTTATCACCTCGGCTGGTTTGCGTGGCGCTGCCGCTACTGAGGTTCTTGAGGCCTCGTTGAAGGGTGCCGCTATCGGTTTGGGTGACACCAAGACCATCGCGGATCTTGCTACTTCGGCGGTGAACGCTTATGGCGAGTCAAACTTGGGCGGCGCTGAGGCTGTGGATGTTTTAGCTGAGGCTGTCAGGCTTGGAAAGCTAGAACCGGCTGAGCTTGCTGGGGCGATGGGGCAGGTTCTCCCGTTAGCTTCTAACTTGGGTGTGAGCTTCGATCAGGTGGGTGCCGCGCTTGCGGGTATGTCTAAAACGGGTACTGATGCCGCTACTGCTTCGACTCAGTTGCGCCAGATTCTTGCCACGCTTGCAAAGCCCACAGAAGGGGCTAATAAGGCGCTCGCTGAAATGGGTTTGTCTGCTGCGGGGTTACGGGAGCAGATCAAAGAGAAGGGGTTGTTCTCTACCCTTGAAACCCTGACTGATGCGTTTGATGGCAACATCGAGGCAACCACTGAGGTGTTCGGGAATATTCGCGCCCTGTCTGGTGTTCTGGACTTGATGGGTGCGAGCGCTGAGGATAACGCGCTTGTGTTTGAGCAGATGGCTGATAAGACTGGTGTGCTGGATGAGGCGCTGGGGATCACTGCTGATACTGCTGCGTTCAAGTTTGATGTGGCTATGGCTACCGCCAGGGATAGTTTGCTGGAGATTGGTTTGGCAATCCTGGAAAATGTTTCCCCTCGCTTAGATGATTTCATCAAGTGGATGGAACAAAACGGCCCCGCTATTGAAACGGGCTTCATCAGAATATTCGATGCTGTGGATAAGTTCATCACCAGTGAAATCCTCGCTAACATCATCCAGGCGTTTGCGGATATGTGGCCTGAGATTGAGCAAACTATTGAGAGCTTGGGGAACCTTGTTCTTGCTTTGAGTCCGCTGCTTGAGGGCACCCTGGATAACATTTTGCCCATGATCGGTGACATGGCAAGCATCATGTCTGACATTACTTTCTTTGTGGATGAAACTGTTGGTTCTCTGGGCGCTTGGGAATCGGACTCTGGTGGGTTTATCAAGATGTTGGAGCTACAGTTGAACCCGATGCTAAGGCTGAAGGAAGTTCTTAGCCAACTTGCTGGCCTGTTTGATAGGGCTAGGGCGGCGTTTGAACGGTTCAAGGCTGCTGGCGGGTTGAATAGCGTAGACCTTTCTGCAATAAATACGAGCACGCTTGGTGGGCGTAGGGCTTCTGGTGGGCCTGTCGCTGGCGGGTCTAGTTACCTGGTGGGCGAGATGGGGCCAGAGATTTTCACGCCTGCTGCGGGCGGTGGGCACATTACACCTAATAAGTCTTTGGGTGGTTCTAATATCACTATCAATGTGAACGCTGGGATGGGTGCTAATGGGGCGCAGATTGGTGAGCAGATTGTGACGGCAATCAAACGGTATGAGCGCACTTCTGGCCCTGTGTTTGCGAGTGCCTAATGGCGGTCACTGTTGAACTGGGGTTGTCTAAGGCTTTCACCCTTGATGACCCTGTGGCTGGGGTTATAGGTTCCACCGAGTTTGTTTTAGGCGGCGTGGATTTCGTAGATGTAACTTCTAAGGTGCGCGGGCTGAGCATAGGCAGGGGCAAGAACCGCGACCTTGACAGGTTTAGCGCGGGCGCTTTGAGTGTGAGCTTCAATAACACGAACCGCGACTTTGACCCTCTCTATACTTCTTCACCTTATGCGGGCAACATTGTGCCGAGGCGTGAGGTGCGGGTGAAGGCTGATGGGGTCACACAGTATGTGGGCAAAGTCACTGACTGGAACCTTGCTTATGATGAAAGTGGGCAGTCCATTGCACAGCTTGAGGCTGCCGATGGTTTCACTTTCCTAGCGCAACAGGTTCTCACTGCGGGCACTGCCACGGAACAGAAGTCTGGGGCGCGGGTGAGCGCGGTTCTCGACATGGCTTCAGTGGATTGGCCTAGTGATGAGCGCGACATTGCCACAGGTGCCTCCACGCTAGGCACTGACACGTTTGCCGGTAACGCTTTGACCTACTTGCAGAAGGTGGAACTGTCTGAGGGCGGTTTGTTCTTCATTGATAAGCAGGGGCGGGTGGCTTTCAAAGACCGGCTCAGCACACCCACAACGGGCAGTGTCACTGTGTTTGCGGATGATGGTTCTGGGATCCCGTTCGCGCCTGCTCAGGTTGAGTATGGGATCGAACAGTTGTATAACCAGGTTACGGTGACTAACGGCACTGACAGCTCCACCGCTAACAATGCGCTATCTCAGACCCGTTACGGGATACTTGAGAATGATGTGAACACGTTGCTTTCTGATGCCACACAGGTAAGCGGTTACGCGGATTTCCTTGTGGGGCGTTACGGTGAACCTGAATATCGGTTCGCTCAGCTCGCTGTGGATATGAGCAACCTCACTGCGTTGCAGAAAACTTCCATGTTTGCCCTTGACATGGGTTCGGTTATTCAAATCAAGTTCACCCCGAACAGTGTGGGATCTGCCATTGAGCGTTACGGTTTAGTAATCGCCATCAGTCATGACATTAGCCCTGACGATCATATTATGCAGGTTGGTGTGGGGTCGTTGCAGACTTCCTTGTTTGTTATTGGTGACGCGGAGTTCGGTACAATAGGGGTAGACGCTCCTGGCGTTCTAGGTTTCTAGGGAGAATAATGGCTGGCCTCGGTTTCAAAACATTCGCTGACGGTGATGTTTTGCTTGCCTCTGAAGTTCAGGGGTATATCCAAGATCAGATGATTATGGTGTTTGCGAACGCGACTGCGCGGGATGCTGCTATCACGTCACCTGCTGAGGGCATGTTTGCTTTTTTGAAAGACACTGATAAATTGACTGTTTATATAACTAGCTGGGGAGATTTCTGATGGCGGCAGGCGGGTTCAAGACTTTTGTGGCGGGGGAAACCCTTGACCAGGATGAGATCAATAACTATCTGATGCAGGGCATGTTGGTGTTTGCTGATTCGACTGCGCGGGATGCCGCGATCACTTCTCCTGTGGAGGGACAGTTCGCGTTTCTGAAGTCAGATGACAAGGTTTATTTTTACGATTCGAGCGCTTGGGTAGAGTTCTCTGCTGGCGGTGTAGCGGTTGAGTATGTTGTTATCGGTGGGGGTGGGGCTGGGGGCTACTCCATCAACTTCGCGGGCGGTGGGGGTAGCTCTGGGGGTTATCGGTGTAACGTGGTCGGGGAAAACTCGGGCGGTAATAGTTCCGCTGAGCCAGCGATGTCTTTATTGGCTGGGGCTTATAGTTTGATTGTTGGTGCGGGTGCCACTGGCGCGACACCTAGATACGCTATCGCGGCTCACGGGTCTGTTTCTAAGTTGGGCTCGGTGCTTGCTTTGGGCGGTGGGCCTGGGGCTACCCTCGATTATGTGTCCGGCTATTCTGCTGGCGGTGCTAGCGCGTCGGCTCTCGCCGAACGGACAGGCGGTATTGGCATATCGTTCATGAGCTCTGCCGGTGGTGACGCTTTCAACACTACCGCCAGTAACAGTTCTGCCGGTGGCGGTGGCGGGGCTGGAGCTGTGGGTGCTGACGCGCCCACGCAACTGGTTGCCGGTGACGGTGGTGCCGGTCTTGCCTCCTCAATTACAGGTTCATCGGTCACACGCGCTGGCGGTGGGGCCGGTGGGTCGTACTACACAGGCGGAACCGGCGGGGCCGGTGGCGGGGGAGCAGGCGGAAGCGCTAACGGGGTCGGAACAGCGGGAACGGCAAACACAGGCGGGGGCGGTGGTGGCTCAGCCTCACGCGCCGCTTTCTACGCGGGTTCAAACGGTGGATCCGGTGTTGTTATCTTTGGGGTTCCCACTGGCACTAGCGTCACGTTCTCTGGCGGCGTGACACAGACCAGCGCAACTGTTGGCGCAAATACGGTTTACACTGTGACGGCTACTTCCACTACTTCAGAAACGGTGACATTCGCATGAGCCACTTCGCAAAACTAGATGAGAACAACATTGTTACTTTCGTGACGGTGGGCAGGCAGGAAGATGACGGGCTGGAAGCTGAACTGTGTGAGCGCACTGGCGATGTTTACCGGCAGACTTCTTACAACACAAGCGGTGGGGTTCACTCTCTCGGTGGGACACCATTACGCAAGAACTATGCGGGGATCGGTTTCACTTACGATGAAACCCGCGATGCTTTTATTCCGCCACAACCGTTCGCTTCTTGGGTACTCGATGAGGACACTTGCCTATGGGTTGCACCTATCGCCTACCCTGCTGAGGGTGTCCATGTTTGGGATGAAGAAGCCGGTGACTGGGTAACGGCTGATGAAGCTGTCTAACCCTTGGCCTGCTGGCGAAACGATTAGATCCCCCTGGGGTTATCGCAAGCACCCGATTACGGGTAGGCGGAAGAAACATCGTGGCGTGGATGTGGGCTATAACGGCCCTATCTGTGCGCCTGCTGATGGCAAGGTGGTTCATAAGGGCGCGAGCTTGAACAAGCGCACTGGTGGCGGGTACACGCTTATCCTGGAACACAGTGAACCGCGTGTGTGGACTGTTTACTATCACTTACGGGAACCCTCACGCCTGCTGAAGGGCACTCGGGTCAAACGTGGAGAGGTCATTGCCCACACTGGCACGACTGGGGCAAGCACTGGGATCCATTTACATTTTGAAACTAGGCGCTCACAGCGTTGGGGAACTGATTTTGACCCTGAAAGTATCCTCGGTCACGCTAACGCTGAACCTGTCAAGGCCACACCTAAACCTAAGCTCACTGAGGATGGTGTGATCGGTAGGCAAACTTGGGCTGCTGTTCAGCGCATGTTGCAGTTTGATGAGTTTTACAGGGGCAACATCAATGGGGTGGCTGGCAAGTCCACTGTGATTGGTTTGCAGAAGTTCTTGAACAGGGGTGGATGGTGACTGAAGATACTGACACAATCGCTGTAAAGGTTTCGATGCGCGAAATATACGCGGAAGTCCAAAAGCAGGGAAAGCTCCTGGAGAAGATTGCCAACAGCCTTCCTGATTCCGAGGACAAGATTGATGACCATGAATCGCGGATCCGTAAACTTGAGATGCGTATGGGTTGGGC